TCTCCATGATCTTCAGTTGTCACTCGTAAAGACATACGATTCCGTCCAACAAGAACTTCACAGATAAACTCTGCATTTTCAGTAAGTTCTTGGAGATTAATTACAGGTACTTGTGTGTTCATAGCTTAAATTTAATCTGTTCAGTAGGAAGGATTTGTTGGCAGAATTCTACCATATTTTGGAATTCCTGCAACCCCTCAGCATCAAAATTACAGGATACATCTTTGTATTCCCCATCAGATCCATGCATTTCAACTGTGCGTTTAGCAAAGTCTATTACTACATGTTCTAAAGTAGAATCATCTCTAATATTCATAGAAGTTGTCTCTGAAGGGCTACAGAGTTATTGTACAGGGTCTTGGGTCCCCTGTCAAGCCCTCATCAGTTAAGTTTAATTACAGCAGCAGTCAGTGCCATAGTTGCTGTTGCTGTAAGATTCATTGTTGATCCAGAGAATATTGACATTGGACCAGATGCAGCATTGATTGACATTGCACCCTTTAAGCAGGATAATACCATTGCACCTGCTCCTGCAGTGATGAATACACCAGGAGCACCAGATGTCATCTTGATTGGTCCTAATGTATTGGTTACTGTGTATCTTGGTAGACTGTCTGCTCCAATTCCTGGTTTCATAATCATGTCGTATGATCCAAACATGATCGTGAAAATACCTGCCTTTGCTCTTGGTAGAGGTGGCATATTGATATTTCTAACCAGTGATGGTGTTTCTACATAAATTGCATTACCAGCACAAAGTTTTAAGTCATTAGTACAGTTAATATTAAGTGATGGTGCGTTTAGGTTTAAGTTATCAGAAATAATTTTTACATCAGTTCCTGGTTTTGCTGCAGTAGTTGTTCCAACTCCCTGCATCTCGACTTTTCCTCTACCTGACACTTCAGTATCAGAGTCGAATAGAATCATATTCTTTGCTTGCTTGCTTGGAGCACCAGTGCTACCGCCACTGTTCGTTGAAACTTGTGGAGCACCCTTAACATGAAATGCTAAACGACCATCAATTTCAACATCCATGTTGCCAACAATCTTAAGTTTGTAATCACCCTCTACGGTATGAACAAACTTACCTTTATTTAAGATTGCATGGTCTTTATGGTAGCGATAATCAGTTGCTCCATAATATTGGAATTCATCACCAATGATGGTTTTTTTGGGATCTCCGCCAGTAATAGGTGCAGGTTCAGATCCTTTTTTCTGCTTGTCGATTTCTTTCTTCCACTTCTCATAGGTATCTGAGTTGTGGCGAATGGAAGTATGAGTAGCACCAGATGGATATGTTGTAATTGTGGCAAGTTGACCAGGAGTACTTAACTGTGCCTGTACATATCCATTCTCGAAGTTCTTTACAGTGGTTTTGTATGGATCTGCTGCCTTAACCACAGACTGAACTAAGTTTGCTGCTGCGTTAAGACTTGCTGCAAATCGACCACCAGTTCCACTACCAGTTCCTCCACATTCACCAGGACCAGTACCACCTAGTCCTTTAGATTTTGTATCTGCACAAGATGTTGATCCAAAGAAAGGAACAAAGTTAGATAATTGGTCTACGGGAACTGTTCGATCACATTGCGTCACTAATAGACCCAATATAAGTGATATAATACTTGTGATGCTACTAATAGTATTAACATCAATTTTTTCTAAGTTCTCGAAAAATGCTGTGCCTTTTTTAATTGCTTCAGATACTGCCTTTGCTACAGCAACTGCGGCTTTAATTGCTGATATTATTCCTCTAATAGTATTATAAGCCTCATTGATTGCACATATAATACTATTGACAAGGGAATCAAACGCTTTGGCAAGCATTGAAATAATAGAATCCAATGCTTGTCCAACTAATCCAAGAATAAACCCAGAGAAATTATTCATAATACTCAATGCTTGATTCAAGAATGATGAATCAGCATTACACATTAGTGATAATACAAGTTGAATAATAGATTGAATCGCTGCAGTAATGACTAGTGGAATACCAGTCTTACCAAACAATCTAATTTTCTTAACGATCTTGGAGATTTGCTGAAGGATCAATTCCTTTAGACCAGCAAGTGCCTCCGAAAAAATACCACTGACTAGATTCTTAATCTTACCAATGAGTGCCTCAACATTGGTAACTGTTCCATCAATAATATTAATCAGACTTCCATTAGATGGAACAATATGGGAAACTGTATATGCCAGTTCACCAAACATAGATTCCAAATGCTTCTCAAAGTTACTATCGAGAGCATTTGCTTCTGGAATATTATGTGAAGCGTGAGTTAGGTTTGGTACTGACTGAAGTGGATTTGCCGTAGATGGTTTTGCCTTGGACCCTGGAGCAGGTTGCGTTGCCGTCGTAGGTCCACCACCATCGCCTGCCTGAACAGGACCGTTAGGGGTCGCTAGGAGCGTCTCTGAGAGCGTTGTGTGCTTCTGGTTGAAGATGCCTTGGATCGTTCCGTTCTCAGTCGAATCAGTCTTCTGTGCCCTGATGACACCCATTACAACTGGTGCTTGGGCTTCCTGCCCATCCATGAAGAAACCCATGACCATTGCACCTGCTTGCAATTGCCCAGAAGATTCTCCAGTTCCATCAATACCAGATTGATTAGTTGGTTGAAGAACAACTGCCCATGGAAGATCTGAATCTGGCATTGCTTCACGGAACTTATCATCGTTCCCAGTGTACCAACCCATGACGCGAACTTTAACTCTACCAATTCGCAATGGATCTTTATTATCTACTACTTCTCCAAACCACCAGAAAAAACCATCTTTTCCTACATAATCTACAATTGGTTCATTAATGATTCCATCAAAAGTAGTTGCCATGAACGAAACTCTAGTATCTTATCTGAGATATTTATACAAAAAAAGGGAGGTTGCCCTCCCTAATATCTCAAACTCTATTATAACAAATACTTGCTACACCTTGACTTGGTGAAGCAATAGTAGAAAATGCACCATAGGATAGATCTAGATCCCTACCACCTACATAAGGACCACGATCATTCACACGCACAATCACTGATTTACCATTTCGTTGATTCGTCACTCTCAACTTGGTCCCAAATGGTAACCACTTGTGTGCTACCGATTTCCCATAAGCATTGTATCTTTCTCCATTGGCAGTTGTCTGCCCATGATATCCATCACCGATTCCATAATGTGAGGCGAGGGAACATCCGCTCGCTGCTTCTGCTTTTTGGGGCGTAAATCCAATAAGTGTAGAAGCAAGTAAAAGTGTTGAAATAAGACGCATTAATTTTGATAGAACTCTACATCCCAATAGAAGGGGGGTACACCCAACCTCTCGGAGGGCACCTTCCTGGGCTCTAAATGATAGTAGTCAAGTGCTTCATAATAAAAAAGCCTACTATCAATGGGCGATGACGGGATCGAACCGCCGACCTACTCCGTGTAAAGGAGGCACTCTACCGCTGAGTTAATCGCCCAAAGTGATAGTAGTCTTTACTACCCCAAGTTATTTGGTTATTTAGATATCCCGCATCACGGGTAAATAACGATTCTTTTGACAATTGGAACTCGGAACGAAGAATAGCACCTCTTACAATGCATTCCGTTCCGATGTTTGTTCCAACCCATTTACCTTTGATTTCAGGAGTGACTATTGTATCACACCTTTCGTTCCTTGTCCAGTCTAAGTTCCAATTCTGGAGAAGAATTCCAGATTCAGTTTCAGTCATAGTGTAGTATTTTTCTCGATATGGATCGTTCTTACCTTTGTAGTGATACCACTGCTTAGTATAGAACTTACCATCATCGACTTGTTCCCAAGAGATTAGAATCCAGGCGAACTTAGATGGGTTGCCATATGCTTGTTGCTTGTTAGACCAAGTGCCAAGCAGGCAACTCAAGAACTCCGTAATCATAGCACACCAGACGCTGCTTGTCAAACATCGTAAATTCGGCACTCATCTGCATGTGGATTCTCATCACAAAATAGTTCTAGAGGGGTTGGATCATTCTTAGCATCAGGATGATTATTTTTATAAGATTCCAATGACTTCAGTTCCTCTTCAGTATGTCTTCTCTGCTGAGGGGAAGTTGTTGGATTATCTAGGATATCAATATCATGCTGAATATGTTTATCGATACTATCCATAGAAAGTTGTTGAATGGTTCTGACTATTTATCTAGTGCTAGGTCTAGTATTTCCCAATGAATCTTTGAGAAGAGTAAGTTCTGTCGTTAGAGCATTTCCATTTGATACTTTATGCCTGACTCCACCAATAACATATCTTCCACTATAGATCTTATCCAATTCGATTTTATTGGTATCTGTTATTGATCTAGGGATCTCAATATCAATAGCTTCTCCAGCATGTAGTGCAAAGTTCCCAGGAATTGAAACTTCAAGTTTAATGTGCTCAAAGTTATTCTTTCTACAATAATTATAGATAGCAGTTTCTTCCCAACGAACTGGGACTTTACCCTCACTTAAATTACTAGAATTTACACTCTTCTCAGTATCCCATAAGTGAACTTGATTGGATCTATATCTCATTCTCTTAACATTGTTTATGAGAACATCAAAGTCTGGACTGACACTATTATATGGATTTTGTGTACCCAAATGTTCCATGTTTTGATATTGCTCCATAATTCTATACTGAGTTCCTCCATATGGTATTTGCTTATTTCCTTTTGGAGATGGAACTCTAGATCCTGGAATATAATCAAGAGATATTCCAGTAAATATACCAGCCCAAGTACCATTTCTGAGTGGAGTTAGTGCATCGAATAGTGCTGGATATGAAACTGATTTTATAGTATATAAATCACTAGCATCACTGTCTTGTGTAGTATTTTTCATGGCATACTTATAAGTTGGCACAGTAGATTGCTTATTAGCATCTATGATAATTTTATCAAATGACTTAAAATGATAACCTTTCTTTGAGTTCTGATAAAATATAAATCCACCTTGTCTATAATTTTCTGCCCTTGTTGCTCTTCCACCCAACCAGTTTATAACATCAAATGGTCTCCAATTTGGAACTACACATTGAATAACATCATTAGTTTTCTCAATCTGTGTTGAGGATGCAGGTACATTTAGATACTTACTATCAGTTAAAATCTCATTTACAATTTCATGTGCCTTCTTTCCCTTAAATGATCTAAAAACATTAATGACTTCGTTCCTCATGAACTCATTAGATACACATTCAATAGTGTATGCTTCTTTTTTCTCATAACGAATTCTATTTGCTATTCTATATGCTCTAACATTGAATTCAATTTTCTTATCACCTGTTGTCTCAGATGTCATAATAAATGTTAGCAACTCATTTCCTCTTAGACTATCAACTAATTGTACGGAATCATTGATAGCAAGATTAATTCTAATGCAAGGAAAATCTAATGATTCAATTATATTTAATTCTGCAATGAGAGGCATTATATCAACTCTTTTCTTAGAGTCAATTAATTGAATTCTTGCTTCTTCTATTTTTATTTTTGCTGACATGTTTTATATGTTAACCTTCCAACCGTATTGAATCATTGAAGTTGATGGATTTAATGCCTCGATAGGTAAAGATGTTGCTGGACCAGGAAGAATGATTGGTTCCATCGCTATTGCTTGTTTCATATCGACTGGTTTCATATTTTTTGTTTTATTCAATGCGGCAGCAGCTGCATTATTTATTCTCTGACTCTGTGCTTGTTCGGATTTATCCTTTTCTGATTTTGCATTTTCCGTTGCTTTGGCAATGTCTCCTGCAGGAATACCATTCAATCTCATGATATCATCAGACATCTTAGAGAAGATTGACTTGAGTTGTTCTTCGGGACTCTTTTCTGCTTGTGAACCAGTATCTCCTGCAACATCAGGTGAAGTTCCATCTTCATTTTTTCCAGGTGCAGATGGAGAATCAGCAGGTGTAATTCCAGCTCCCTTAAACTCAAAGTGGCCACCATGACTTCCTGGGTAATCATTTGCTACCCACCCATACTTAGAACCATACTTACGAATCCATGTATTGGAAGAACCATGAATATCCATGGCAGTTCCATACATATGCTTAGAACCAGAAGCACCACCTACTGCTCTATTTTTTTCTGGACTTCTTTTACTACTTGCAACATCAGATGGTTTTACTTTTCCTCCAGATTCTGACATCATTTTAGCAAATGCTTTTGCGGCATCAGCAGAAAATACAACTGGTCTTCCTTGCTGATCAGTTGCTCCACCAATTGTGTATCCAGGTCCAGTATCCCAATTACCTTCAGTCTTAACTACACCACCAGCAGAGAATCTTGGTAAAGAGTATCCTCCACTTCTTGCTTCAGAAAGTCTTCTACTAACTAGTCCACCATTACTTCTAGTTGCTGGTGTGTTGAATGGAACCACAAAGGCATCATTAGTTCTTCCACCAGCAGCTTTCTTGAATCCTACCCATTCAGTTCCATGACCCTCGAATGCAATACTTCTACCACCATCGAGTGATACTGGATAACCCGACATAGGACCACTAATCCAACCACCTGCTGCTCTCTTTGGTGTTATTGTTGGACCATATTTTCCATCTTTAGGTTTTTCCCATGTGTCTGGTGAGTTACCTCCTCTTGCACCCCTTTTACCTCTTGCCTTGAGAATTGCTCCCATTGCATAACTAAAATATCCGACAGGAGTTTGATCTCCACCAAACATTCCCTTTAGAATTTTAACTTTACCATCCTTAAGATCTCTAACTAATGGTCCTCCAAGACCTTGCCACATTTGCTTATCTTGAGATGAAGTAATATCAGTTAGAGGGTCTCCAGGTTTTTGCCACATGAAGACATCACCAGAACTATTATACCAATACTTCTTATCTCCACCTTCAACTGGCAACAAACCTGCCCCTGGAGTAGTTTTTGTTGTTTTACCTTCTCCAGTTGTTACACCCGTAACTGCCTTATGAGTTCCATCTTCTCGCAATCCACCTGCTTTAGACATAGTTGCCTGAGCAGTATTCGTAGAACCACCAGCAGCACCACCTCCAGAAGATCCTGCACCAGTTTCAGTTGTAGAAGAATCTCCTGCTGCAGCGCCACTAGAACCTGTAGTTGTGGAAGAATCTCCAGAACCTTTTAGTTTGTTATTAATTACAATTGATGCACCTAGAATATCAGAAAGTAATCCAAGAACAGAATTATCATTTCTCTTCTTAAATTTCTTTTCTTCCTCAGATGGAACTGAACCTGCTTTACCAAAAAGTTTCTTAATTCCATCAGATCCTTCTTTCTTTCCAGGCAAAGCACCTCCACCAGAAACTCCAGAAGACATTTTTCCCTGAACAGTTTTGACAATTCCAGGTGGAATACCAAAACTATTTGCGATTGGTGCTATGAGATTTCCTAATATAGGAGTAAGTAACTTACCTGTTGAACCACCAATTGATGTTACTACCTGTGATATATTAGCAAGAATACCAGCACCAATTCCCTTGAATGGTGCCATGAATAACTTAGATAAATTATTTGCTTGATTTGGATCTGAAGATGCTCCAGCAGATCCCAAAGATGAAAGTGGTTTAATTCCTGCATCCTTTCTTCTCTTTTCGTTATCAGAAGGAATTGCCATGTTCCTACTGAGAGGCATTGTAATCTCTGGTCCTCTTTCACCAAGTATTGCAGAGGTTGGTTTAGTTGCAATACCACCAGCAGCCAACATTGGTTCATTTGGGGCGGAACCATTTGATGTATCTGACGAAGAATCACCACCACTAAGCATTCCACTTGCTAAGGCACCAGCAGCAGCGCCAGCAGCAAATGTTGCAAGACCTCGACCTCTACCGCCTCCTCTGGTAGGGATGCCTCCTGCAGCACCGCCAGCAGATTGCTTTGCTAACTTTGATTTAGTCTTAAATAAATTCTTATATAGAGTAGTAAGTACCCAAGTAAATCCTCTAATAACCATTGCTGGTTTCTTGAGGAATGCCATTCCCAAAAGAAGAGCACCAAAACCAGTAATAAATTTACCAAATCCTACTATTCGTTCCCATATATTCTTATCACCATCAAACATATCAACAAGACCTTCAATAGTCTTGAATAAATTATCAGTAACAAATTTATACAACCAAGAGAATATTTTTATTAATCCACCAACAATTTTTGCTAACTTCTCCCCATTCTTAGGATCAGACATCCACCTAAGAACACCTTGAACTACAAATGCTCTGATGAAAAATTGTCCTAACTGCGCTAAACCCTCGAAGAAGTTAGGAACAACTGCTTTGGCAAATCCACCCATTGCCTTTTTCCACCAGGGTTCTTTCTTAGCACCCTCATCTGTTCCGTCAATATCCTTACCTGCCTTTTCCTTTTGGAAAGCAGACTTCATCTTTGCAAGTTCATCAGACTTTAACTTAATATCTTCCGTTAGAGTCTTTAGTATTTGCTGGTTAACAATTATGGTACTATTGATAGTAGCACCCATTCTATTAATTGAAGTAATAAATGCTCCAAAACCAGACTGTATCGTTTTACTTTCTCCTGCTCCCTTTGTAGCAGTAGCAGTACCATAAGATGGCAAACTTACCATCTTATAGAGAGCAGGTCTAGTTGAAGTTGAAGGTGCTTTTATTGCCATCTCTTATTAGAATCCGTAAGTAATAGGTTTTCTAGCACGAACTACTGGAGGTTGAGCTGCTGGTGCTGAAGCACTGCCACTATTTATTGCAGTGGGTACTGGTACAATAGACGCTTTTGGTTTGTTATCTTCCTCTAAGGCAGCAGCAGATGCTGATAGTTTATCCAAATTTTGATTTTGATTTGGAACTGGTTTAACTGCAGGGGATGGAGAACTAGATGTTGACTGTGGTTCTGATGATGCAGTATTGAGTTTCATGATATCAGAAGCCATCTTTGAGAAGATTGATTTTAATTGCTCCTCTGGAGTCATCTCCTTCTCTTCAACAGAACTTGAACCAGAAGTTGTTGTAGATTCCCCTGGTCCAATTGTTCCAGATCCACCTAAACGAATTGCAGCAAACCATGAAGTGCCACCAGATGAACCCCAATGTGGTCTGTAATGAAAACCTCTAGAAACATTATGATCATATTGATGCTTTAATCCATCATCAGCAGCGATTCCAACATGAGTAATCGCTCCTTTATTGGAAGTTCCACCTAGATCTCTATCAGCTTTCCACAATAAAATATCTCCTGCCATTACTTGAGATTTATCTTTTATCACTGTTCCCATATCACTTCCACCAAATGATGCAGCATAATCTAATACTTTACTAAAAGAACTTCCTCTTGGAGTATCAAGATCTCCAATTCCTGTTGGTTTTTTAGCAGAAGGATGTTTTGCTGCCTTTAACGCATCTCTTGTTGTAATTGCACATTGATTTACAACACCTCTTCCCTGACCAATTATCTTCTTTGCTCCCTCAACAATTGCCTTTCCTCCAGCAGAGAACTTTTTCAGCATCTCATCTCTTCCATCTCCACTCCACTTCTCCTTATATTCTGGAGAATCCATAGGGATCTTACCACCTCTTGCCATTTTATTAAGAACTGCCTGAGAATCAGCGGATCTTTCTCTTTGCTCTCCTACACCCTGATCTGCTGGTTTTTCATAGTTAAATAGAACCCAGTTTGATGCTGCCGCTGCATCTTTCGTGTTCTTGAATACGCTAGACATATAACCCTTGAATTCCTTAGCTAGGAATCCCGTTGCCATTTCATCAGTTGCTCCTCTATTTCTCCAATCAAATCCCTTTGACTCCATGTATGCAGCAAAATTCTTCTGCCTATCAATAGAAGTCCATTGGGGATAGGAATAACCAGTTCTGCCATCTAGTTTTAGTGGACCACCTTGGTTTGGCGGTTTTCCTTGTATCCTATCTGGAACAAGAGCACTTTCTTGAATGAGGTTTCCAACAATACCAGCTGCCTGATAATCTTTAATGCCAAGTAAACGCATCAAGTTTTTAGCAATTTGAGCACCTTTAGTGTGCATTGGACCTGGTTTAATTTCTTCTATTGGACCAAGATCACCACTGTCGCTACCTCCTCCAGATCCACCAGTTCCACCTCCTCCACCAGTACTAAAAGACTTCTTAGTGATTGACTCAAATACTCCTAAGATATTTGCAAGTGCTCCTCTTAGGGTATTTCTAGATGACTTCTTCCCATAAGAAGATTTGACTCCTATGTATTCATTAACTTCACCAGAACCAGCACCCAATTGCATCTGCTCTAAGGATACACCTGCTTTAACTACACTCTTACCTAAAGTTTCTCCAGGTTGTGCAGGTCTAGCACCTCCTGCTTGCTTCTGCATTTCTGCAAGATCATCAGAGATAACCTGCTTAGCAAGTTCTCCAGAGGATCCCATTGCAGACAATGCACCAGTTAATGCAGAACTTAATATTGAAATTACTGGACCAGTTCCACCAACAGAACCCATCATTGCTAAAGGAATAATAATCTCTGGACCCTTTTCACCAATAATTGCTCTCGTTGGTTTTGTAACTAGTCCACCCTCAGCAAGAGCAGGTTCATCATCCTTCTTACTCTTACCAAAGATAGCATCATATAGAAGACCCCCTAGAGAATCACCTGCCATGCCTCCAAGTAGAGCACCAACGAATGTTCCAGGACCAGGAATAACACTACCAAGTGCTCCACCTATCCATCCCAAAAGACCAGCACCTATTGCCTTGAATGCTGCCTTTCCAGGAGACTCCTTGAATACAAATACATTTATTGCGAAGTCAATTAGACCACCAATGATCGGAATCCTTTTAAGTATTGGTGATACTGTTTTCTTGAAGAATGTTAGTGCAGATTTTGCTCCACCCTTACCTAGAGTTTTAACAAAAGCATTTCTACCAAACTTAGTTAATGCACCCCTCTCTGCTCGTCCAGGTTTACCTGGTTTGTCTGTTGGTAAATCTCCCCCGCCAGAGGTATCCTTGGATGACATAACATCAAGGAGACCTAGAATATCACCAATCAAACTAAATGGATTGAGCAAATATGATGCTGCTTTTAGACCAGCAATTCCTACAATTATCTGCCCCAGTCCACCTAAGATTTCTGCAAATCTAGACAATCCTCCCTTGGATCCATCACCAAAGACATTACTAATGCCAGACATGAATGATCCAATAGACCAACTAACGATCCCAAATATAAATCCAAAGAATTTAGAAAGACCAGATACAACCTTCTCAAGTCTTTCTCCATTCTTAGGATCGGACATCCATCTAAGAATGCCTTGAGTAATTATAGTTCGTAGTGCAAACTCAACGATGCCCTTAAATGGACCTAGAAGTTTCTCTAACCAAGATAACTTCTTCTCACCTTCTTTTTTAACTTCTTCCTTATCTACTACTTCTCCCTTCTTTTGTCCAGCAAGTTCAGTTTGCCTTTCTGATTGTTGATCTCTTAGATATTGCTTTCTTCTTAACTTAAGTGCTTTTACATCTTTAGATGCAACTAATTGAATAGAGATGACATCTCTTATCTGTCTTTGTGTTTCTCCTAGAGAAGCTAGAGATGATCCAAGTCTATTCAATCCAAGTAGAGTTTTCTTGGAGGATGCTGCAAATGTAGAACCAATTCTACTTCCTCCAGATTTTACAGCAGAAGCCATACCTGATCTTGGAGCAGAGATCAGATTTGGGTTAATAAATGAGTATGGCTTGATCTTATTGCTGTATAACATTAGAGACTAGTTCGACCTTGCGTTTGTTGTTGTTGTTTCTTGTATCTTTCTTCTTCCTTCTTCAGATGACCAACTAACATATCAACATACACTGCCTTTTCCCAAGGAACTAAGTTATCGAGATCAGACAAGGACCACTTATGATGGTGCATTAAAGCAAAATTAGTCTCAAGATGATTTGCTAAACTACTATGAAGAAGGGCTACTCGAAAAAAGCTCCAAGACCTTCTAACTTAATAGTGCTCTTCACTCCAGTATTTGGATTTTCAACTTCAATATCATACTCAAGTTTAGGCATCTCAGCAAAAAACTCTTGTAGTTTAAGGAATTGATCACTCTTCATTCCTTCAAGGAACTCATTGATTTCTTTCTTAGTAAAGTTTTTGGTCTCATAAATTTCTTCACCTTCATATACTTGATCAATACATGTTGCTGCCAACTCAAAGATGTTATCAACAGTAATACTTTCACCAGTGAAATTCAACTTAACAAAGGTATCAATAGAAGGATACTTCATGATCAAACCAACAGTATCGTTAAGTTCGATAGTATTACTATGCTTCTCAGGCCACTTAACTTCGATTTGATCTAGAGGAACATCAACTTGAACTTGAGTTTCACCATCGTCAGGACATGTAACCATAATTTTGGAGACTTCACCAACAGATTTAGATCTGATCTTTAAGAACACATATTCAATATCAAATGTTGCTAGATCATCAATGCGTCCTTTTAAGTTTGTGCAATTTTTGATAATAGTTTTAATTGCATTGATCATTTCTTTTTCACCACCCATTTCCATAGCAGTAAGAAGAAGTTTCTCTTCCTTAACTAGAAATGGTCTGTACTTAATTGTTTCTTTCGTTGATGGCAATTCCAATTCATATTCAGGAACTACTAATTTAGGTAAAGGCATAATATCTCCAAATGAAATAAAGTTTCAGTATGATTATTTATTAGATGTACGCAACTGCTCCAGTTAATGATGCCAAGACAGTTGATGTTGCACCACTCAATCCAACTGGACCACGAGCAGTAGCAGTACTAATTCCAGTACTAGCACTTCTGGATCCTGTTGACCCAAGAGTTACTGGAATATTAATATCTCCAACATTTGGATTTACTGGTGTATAGAATCTATATCTTTCATAGTAAAAAGATACTTCCATACTCAGTAAATTTGTAGGTCCAGAATTTAAGTTTATATTACTTATGTTAAATGGAAATGCTTTCTTAAGAGACCACACACCAGAACATCTGTTAAACTTAACACTATTTGCTTTGTAATTTTCCAATGTTGGTTTTTCTCCACCAACTCCTGGAGATACAACAGAAGAGTATGAAGTCCAATCCGTTGGAGCTGGTGTCATTCCACCTCTTTCATACTTAAATATATCCAAGTAAGAGCAAGTGTAATCATCATACCAAGATACTTTTTGCGTAGAATCATTAGATGCCCAATTCATCCATCTCTCAAAAAACATTCTAGTATAAAGTGTCCTTGGGAGAATAAATTGAATACTTATTTCGCTATAAGTTGTTCCAGTAACATATCTGTACATTGAACCAACTGTTTTAGCATCACCAGTTGTCAATTGTCTGCTTGGAATAGTTACATCTGTAGCGTAATAAGTTAACAGTCTTGCATTATCAACACCTGGTCCAGTAGTAATTCCATTATTGAATGCTGCTTTGCCTTCATCCCATCCAGAAAAAACATTAGGAGGTTCCCTAAATCTAACCCAATATAAGTTAGATGCTGCAGGTGCCTGACGACTTACCATGGATCTAAATCCTTGGAAACTATTAGGACCAGCTAATGGAGTGAAAGATGTCATTGATTCTCTCTATAAATATTAGAGGATTAGTACTCTAAATATATTTATGGCTTATAGGGGAAGATACAATCCCAAGAATCCCAAAAAATACAAAGGAGATCAAAATAATATAATCTATAGATCTTCATGGGAACTCAAGTTTATGATATACTGTGATAGTAATGAGAATATATTAGAGTGGGGAAGTGAGGAGATTTTTATACCATACACATCCCCAGTAGATGGCAAAAAGCATAGATACTTTCCAGACTTCTATATTAAAACATTAAATAAAGAAGGAAAAATAAAAAAGTATCTAGTTGAAGTGAAGCCACTATATCAAGTTGTTGGACCTCAAGTTCAACAAAAGAGAACAAAAAAGTATATTAATGAAGTTATGACCTATGCTGTGAATCAAGCAAAGTGGAAAGCAGCAAAAGAATTTTGCTCAGACCATATGTGGGAATTCATTATTCTAACAGAAAAAGAATTAAAGGTTTAACCAAATGGCAAAAGATCTCATATACCCAAGAAAAGTTCCAAATCCACCATCAACAAGTGATGGTAATGGAGCGTACTTTTCTAGCGGTGGTGAGTACCCAACAGATTCGATTGATTATATTAAATTCTCAGAAGTTAAAGTAAAAAACTATGGATCTGGTGGGGGACTGTCTTCAATTCCAACCAGTAGACCATCTACTGCGACTAGAGATGTAGTGGGATCCTGCTATCTGTATATCCCACAAAATATAAGCACAGATTATGGTGTGCAATATAATCAAGTTAACATGGGAGCATTAGGTATTGAAGCAGCGTCAGTAATCCAAAGCAAGAGCAGTGCAGAAATAACACAAGCACTTAGCGCAGCTGCATCTTCTGCTACACCAGAAGCACTTTTTAATACAATAGCACAAGGTATAGGAGCAGCAAACAATATTGTTGGTTTATCATCTGGAGTAAGTGCCAGTTCATTGTCAGCACTTGGTCAAGGATTAGCATTCAATCCTTTTATGGAGCAAATATTTGAGGGAGTTAGTTTTAGAAATCATAACTTCTCTTTTAAGTTAATTGCTAGAAATATTGAAGAAGCAAATGAAATTGCTCAAATAATAAAATTTTTCAAGATGGCAATGCTACCAGAACTAGATGGAGGTCCAACAACTGGACCTGGCGCAACTGGGGAAGCAGCTGCATCTGGAGGAACAACCCCACCTACACCTCCAGTATTTACAGGTAGAAGTTCTGGATCTAGATATCTTAAAGTACCTAATAGATTTCAGATTGAATTCAAGAGAGCATCTGGTTCAGATATAACTGGAAGCACAAAAATTTCATCAACATCAGTATCTGAAATTCCTGGTCTATATAAATTTAAGGAATCTGTTCTAACGAATGTTCAAGTATCATATACACCAGACGGTCAATATGTCACAACTGATCAAGGATTAGTTCCTGCAATTCAATTGGATTTGAGATTTGTGGAACTATCTATCATTACAAAGCAAGACTTCAACGAAGGAAATTACTAAAATGGCAAACTTTTTCAGTAGATTACCAAATATAATTGTTGGAGATCCCCACTCAGACTCTGTTCCATCAAATTATATTACAACAAAAAATTTATTCAGAAGATCCAAAGTAATTCCAGAAGTATTGAGAAACTTTACATACTTCACAAAGTATACTATACCTGGAAATGCTAAACCATATCAAGTATCACACGATATTTATGGGTCTAGAAATTATGAATGGGTCATCTTAATCACAAATGATATAACAAATGTATATGAGCAATGGCCGTTATCAGCAGTAGAATTAGAAAAGAAAATTAAACAGGAGTATGGAGTAAGACAGAACGAAACCAAATACTGGAGAACAAAACAAATAAAAGATGATAAAAATAATATTATAGTTCCTGGAGGATTGATTGTAGAAGAATCATTTACCTACAGATTACCTAATGGAGAATTTATACCAAAGAGTCAATTGATTGAAAGAGTAACTAACTACGAATATGAATTAGAGTATAATGATAAGAAGAGAAATATATATCTAGTTTATCCTGATGTTCTAGATAAATTTGTCACTGAGTACAATCAGAATATTCAATATGCAAAGCATCAAGATTTAATTCCATCAGAACCAAACTTAAAAGGTCCAGGAAATGAATCCTATAATCGATTGAATCTAGATATGTTCCAATAAAAAAGAGGGTCGTAAGACCCTCTTTTAGTTTATCAGTCTTCCTCAGCGAGACGAGCAAAGTAACTCAGATCATCATCTTCCTCATCGTTACCGAAACTAGGAAGAGAAGGAGCAGGTGCTGGAGCACTTACATTAGAACGGAAGTTGCTTACCTCTTCACTCCAACTAGAAGGTGCAGAAGGACGAGAGATAATCTCTTCTTCTTGAACTTCTTCATCGATACGACGAGAAGGTTGAGGACGAGAATTCAGAACAGCATTCAGTCGTGCTTCGAGTTCCTCAAAAGTCTTGAAGTTATTCTCATTGGTGAATTCAGTCAGAGAGTATTCACGCTTCCAGATTGCCTCCAGTTGATCATCATCGAGATTGCCAAGAGTACCAGGACGAGAGAACTCAGACTTGTCGTAGTTCCAGTATCCATCCACCTTGCGGATCTTCACCTTGAAGTCAGCACCTTGCCAGAAGTCAAAAGGATTAATGGGAGTTTCATCCTTAAACTCAGGTTGCATTGCTGCCATGATCTTATCAAAGATCTTCTTACCAAACTTATAAAGGAACACCTTACCCTCATTCTCAGGATGAGCAGGATCCTCTACCACATAGATGTTAGCATAGTAAGAGAGTTTACGCTTCTGCTTACGAGCAATTTCCTTATCAGCATCACTACCACTGTTCCACAGTTGACGATTCATTTCACCAACGGGATCTTTCTTATTGAGAGTCGTCAGACTGTTCTCAATATACCAACCACCAGGACCTTGGAAGGCATGACTCCAAACCTTCGCCCAGGGGATGTCTTCACCCTCAGGAGCAGGGAGGAAACGAATTACAGCATAACCATTACCCGACTTATCCATCTCGGGTTTCCAGAGGCGTTCATCAGCACCACCACTGCTCTCTGGATTGGAAATCTTTTCGACTTCCTTAGTCAGTTTCTCAAACACCGAACCTGACTGCTTCTTAAGACTAGCAAAAGACATTTGTATTCTCCGTATTAGTTGTATTTGTTGGATTAAGTTGGGAGCGACCCCCCTCACCCGACCATGATATCATACCCTATTTAGGCGTCCTTGTCAAGGTCCGCTGCGACCCGATCCAGGTAATTTTCCATAGAGGACAAGGACTCATTGAGATTGGTATATCCAAACATGTTGGATATTAAATCAATTCTGTGTTTCATATCTGCTGCATCTTCATCCATTGAGGAAGATAATTGCAGTCTTGTGTAGAAGATCTTCTGTTTTTCTATAAGATTTTTAGTTTTCTCTACATGTTTTAATGCCTCTTCCTTAGGCATCGTGGTTAGACTATCTGAATTGTCTAGTAATTCTACATATGTGTCGTAGATGGATTGTAATTGTTCCTGAACAATTTCTGAATTAAAAAAGCTCATACCTTTTCTTTTATTACCTTAAGAACGATTGACTTATATTTCTTACAATCAATGGCTAGAAAGGGAGCATACTTTATTACTTGAGTCTTTGTGTCTTTCCAAACTGGATCTGTTAATGTTTTATCTATTCTTTTAACATATCCCAAACATTTCTCAAAAATAATTAAAGTCTCTACACTAATCTCTTTCCTCAAATAAGAAGTAAGAATGATGGGATGACGACCCTTTGAGCAAACAAATAAATTGTCAAAGTTATCTTCATAGGGAGATTCAATATTGTCTAATAGGCTACCAATTTCTTCCCTAAAAATATATAGGAGACTCTCTTGTTTCTTTTTCCATTGTGCGTAAGTAGTTTCACCACTAGGGCGAATAATATCCTTGATGTATCCTTTAGTATCACTAATAAAGTTTGATACGAAATACTCCTGTATCTTATCACGGTCATACTTGGATGCCAACTTCTTAAAAAAATAGGAGTCATTCCTTTTGTTGAATGACTCCTCACTTGCTCTAGTTTTTCCGTTGAACTTGAAGTAGTCGTAGTCATCTTTGGTGAAGTGAAGTTTTAATGCAAGATACATTTTATAAACTTCATACCCTGTCATAACGGTAAGATTCCTCTCGAAGTTCGCTTCATTAGATTTAGTTGCTGTGCCTGATACTTGATCTTTTCCTTCAACGGTTTCGTCAAAAGTTTAGGCACAGTCTCTAATTCAATTTGCTTATCGTCACAGTATGCAACTATAGCATCAATGTAATTAACAAGGCCATCACTATCCTTCACGATCCTCTCAATCTCTTCAGTAAATTTTGAGGATGTTAAAAACTTGTTGCTATAGTCTTCTACTTTCTCATTCACTAATTCTACTCCTAGTAAAAGCATCTATGTACTCCTTTAATAATGTAAAATAATAATCTAGATCGTACTTCACTATCACTTGGCATTCGCCTTCTTCGGTTGCAATAATAGTTACGATCTTTTGAGGCATAAGTCCAGTTCGTTCGTAGAACATAACTGCGTATGCAGTTTCTTGGACAAAATAGTTTTCAATCCACTCTTCTTTTTTATTTTTATCTGATGTCTTGAAATCGATTACAGCAAGTTCACCATCAAACTCAGCAATACAATCAACTCGTCCCGCTACACCTAGATAATCGGAATATAAAGCACCTTCAAGAACATGAATGTTGCTAATTCTATTGAGTACAGGTTTCGCAACTTGGAATAAAGTATAAGGAAGAGGTTTACCTTTATGCTCTTCAAGTGATTCATTCTTTAGGTATGATTCAACAATACTATGAAAAGCAGTACCTCTTCCTGTTGCTCTAGCAGTCTTACGATTTGCTACCTCCTCTCCAACCTTTTGTCTCCACTCCTTAAAGAATGCAGCCTTCTTAAATGAAGTTACTGTAGTAATAGATGGATATTGTTTCCCCGATGGTATGGGGTAGAAACGCATACCATCTTTATCAATCGACTCCAGTTCTTCTAGTTGAACAGGAAGGGTAACAAAATTAAACATCAGAATCCTAAATTCAATTTACTAATAATGTAACTACGGACAAGTCCAGAACGAACAATGTCATCAACACCAAACTCAATACAACGAAACTCTTCCATGGTTTCTAAGATCTTCATGAAGTCTAAGACCCCATTCTTTTCATTCTGCTTAATAAGGTCAGACTGAGTAATATCACCAGAGAAAATAATCTTAGCATCTTGACCAACACGGGTAATCATTGAGTCAAGTTCATGGAAGTTTAGGTTAGCAAACTCATCAACGATGATGATGCAGTTGTCTAAGGTTACACCACGAATATAAGAAGTGCTCCAGAAGGAGATAGTTTCTTGAGCCCTTAGATTATTATATAGCATCTCAAAGGCATTATCGTCAGGCATCTCAAACATAAACTTTACCATATTCTTATAGGGAATCTGATAAAGTGCTGACTTATCTTCATGATCTCCAGGAAGGAAACCGATTTCTCTAGTTGGGACAAGAGAACGAACAACATAAATTTTATCGTATGGCGTATTGGGATTAAGTACTTCCCTCAGTGCCAGATATAGACTGATAAATGTTTTACCAGTACCAGCACATCCATGAAGAATCATGTGTTTGTCATCTGCCCAAGCATCGAACACGGATCTTTGTGAGTCTGTTAGTGGTTCGATGTTGAGGAGGTGATCACTGTTGATTGGCTTCTTTCTTCTCATTTGTTTTGCACTCATTCCAGCTGGAACGACAGAGTTGTTGTTTCTCTTTTTGACTGGCATATCAGGTAAATCGTGATAGGTTTGCTCTCGGATGTGCTTCCTGCACTTTAGACATTACTTCTCGGAAACCATCCGAACTTTTGGGTGCTCCATACATAGATCCCCCGCAACCAGCAGTCCAATCTTTATCCCATTCAGGATTATCCTTGCGCCACTGATCATACTCTGTCATTGACAGGTAAAGTTCTTGTTTCTCACCAGTATTATTATTAATAACGGGATATGTTGGCATTGAGCACCTCCTTTTTATTTAGTAGTAGCAACTTCAGATTTACTTCCAAATTCTTTCTTAAGTTCTTTACGAATCTTTTGATAGAAATCTAGAATATCATGATTGTTATTGTAGATTAGACCACATTCTTTTGCGATTTCAATTACTTCTTGGTTATTCATTTTAATCAATCCTGATACAAGGTTGAACAGATTCTTCACATTCGCATTTACCATCACACCATCCAAGTGCTTCAGCAACACTGGGAAACTGACAAACAAAGATCTTCTTTGCTGCCTCAGCAACTTGCATGTGCTCTGCTTGAGTTCCATTCTTCTCTCGGAGACCGATATAATGGATCCATGAACGGCACGATCCTGTCATGTAAATGCGAGTCGGAGTGTTTTGTGGAAGCACTTTGCGAGCACATTCCTTTGCCACTCCCGCAGTAAGCATGTCATCATAGAGATCCATGATGTCCGCAAACACATGCTTGATCCGACGCTCAAAACTACGCTTCAGTTCAGGATCAAGATCATCAATAGAGTTCTGACGATTCTTTGTATCCTGCTTACGAAGTTGAGGAACAGGAAGTTCTTCAGTTAGAAGAGATGCATCAGCATAGCGTTGGGAAAACTGCTGGAAGCAGAAGCTCCTATGACGAAGAATTTGAGTTGCGATATCTAGAGTTGTTTCAATCTCAAGAGTCATAGTTGATTGCTCAAACACAGACCAGTGCTGGTGATCAATACAATACTTTAGAAGTTTTGCAAAGTTAGGATTGTCCTGGTTGGCAGGATTACTAACCCTTGCGATATATGCCATTGTCTTTTCTGCATCTGGCGTGACTGATACTAGACATGCTTTAGTCATTTTTTACCTCTCAATACTCTTGCGACAATTACAACCCCGAGGGATTCAACATAACCTATGTTAGCAAAGTTGAACATTTTTGTCAAGGACACATTGAAGGAGACCATGAAAATAAGTGGAAGGATTACCGTGTAGGCAAGAAGTCCATTAAGGATACCCATCACATTTTCTACAGATTCTTTCTTCTCTTGCTCTTCAAGTTGTCTTTGCAACTCTTCTTCTTGCTCTTTTGCTGTACCTCTATGGTCTAGATAAACTGTCATTTTTCTTTCAGTTGTTTTCATCTTTCTTCGGACAATCGGGATTCCATGGAGAACACAATCTCATTTCACCACCAAGAGATTTGCACTCTTCAGTATAGCATACTGAATTATCTACTGGATTCTCTGAGAAGATGGGAGCAGGGATTTCTACTGGGGATTCTCCTATTTCTCTCCAGTAATTATTAATTGCTTTGTCAACATCCCTTATAATTCTCCTGTCAAGTTTTTCAGGATCTTTAATTATAAAATCATTGACCATTGAACCAGGAAAATATTTCCGTTGTATCTCGTCAAAGATATCCCAAAGATTAACTTCGGGAATACCAGTACATTGGGACAGAGTTGCCATCAAAGTAGATAAAATTATCGCAACGATGGCATACTGTTTTATACTTGGTTTTTTATTCCCGAAGTGAAATTTCATTTCTTCTTCTCTTGTTTTTTAGCTGGTGCCCATAACTTAGGATTTACTCTACCTTCAGATTGCTTGAAGGTTACAAAGTCATCACGATAGCGATCCCAATAATAATCAAAAATTTCAATCTTCTTACTGGCAATTACTAAATCATAAGCAATTGCTCCATCAATTTTATAAGTTACCAAGTATGCAGTACATGGCAGAGAACGATCATCTGCCATCGAAGGATCACAATTATGATGAATAATTCTCATTAACTACGACCTCCCCATTTGATTTGAGGGAATGCCTCTTCAACAACTGCTTTGGTGATACGATACTTCTTCTGAAGTTGTCCATCCTTTACAAGAACAAGAAGTTCTGCCTCAGAAGAATGAAGACCTTCTAGAAGTCTAACAAACATACTCTCTCGCTGGAGTTGTTTGAGTTCATTATTACCACCCTTGATGTAGTTGTATAGTTTCCTATACTCTTGTTCAAGGATAGTATGTTCTGTCCCAGCTGGTGCTTCATTAGGACGATAAGGAACTTCACCTTCAGGTAGCATAGAAACTACACTGTCATCATAGTTCCAGATAAGAATACTACGAAGTGCTTGTGAGTTATAGTCTTGTAGGATTTTAATCTTTTCTGCTTTGGTCTTTGCGTTCGATACCTTTTGCAGAATTTCCGAAAGAAGCAAACGATTGCTTGTATTCATTGACATCTTAAAATTCTCCGATTTTATCAAGTAATGTAATAAGTTGGTTGCTCACAAAATAATTATACATTTTGTTTCTAGGAGCAGGGGTCAGTGAATCGAAAGACTCAACAATTCTTTCTTCGACCTCTACAGGTATATAGGAGAAATCAATCAGGGTAAGATTCCTCTTATAGTTCTGCAGTTGTTCTTCATTGCAGAACTGCTCTGGGGAAAGATTCACAATTCTCTCTAGAGTCTTCTTCTGAAGTGGTCGTTGTCTCTTACCTTCAACGAAGGTATCATCTGGTGATAGGTAGTTTGGAATACCATCAGACTTATCACCCTTGAGTACATGCTCAAGAATGTATACTTTTGGATCCATTCCAGAAACAAACTTCTTCATCACTGGATTGTATTGCTTCAACCAAGGATACTTTTGCAGTTGGATGAAGTCTTTATCACCAGATAGAATAAGAACCTTTATTGCTGGTTGCATATCTCGCTGCAACCTGATGTTCGTAAATGCTTGTTGCTTCGTCAGTACAGAAATAATGTCATCTGCTTCTGCACCATCTACTTCCATAACTTTGTATGGCATGTATTCACGAATTTCATCACGAATTTGATTTAGAATCTCGAAGATAGAACCCCAGTTAAAACTAGACTTCTCTCGATCTCGTTTTCGTGTTCCCTTGTAGTAAGGAAAGAATTCTCTCCTCCAATAACGCTTGGAGTCATAACAAAGGACTAGTTCGCCATACTCCTCACCAAACTTCTGATTATACATCCGAAGAGAGTTGAGTACCATATGGCGAACTAGTCCTGCATCAAGTTCATTAGATAATTGAATCTGAACCATCAGATTAGAAATCATCACTTGGTTCATGTCGATAAGGATCATGTCAGTTATTCATCTTCCTCATCAAGCATATCATCATCGTCGCGGAATGTCAAGTAAATCAGTTCGTCTCTTAAGATTTGGCCTTCATCGTCCAGCATCTCAGGATGAGTGATGGACTTTGCATAACCAGCGTTCTGATACCAGGCATCAAAAATATTATTAGCAAACCACCCTGCCATAAATGCAAGGATGAATGTTCCAATTGTTAAAAAGAATGCAATGTAAATGAATTCTATGTGTTCTAGCATGGGGTCCTCCTGCTAATGTTTGCGATGATAAAGGATCCCAACCTCCTATTCTAAACTTAAAACTATTTAGTATCAGATAAGACCTTTAGACATTAGATACTGAACAGATTCAGTACAACCACCTAGAACTTTATCATCTAGAATAACTCTAGGAAAAGTAGATCCTTGACCAAACTGAGAATAGAACTGTTCTCTAGTAAAGTCACGATCTAAAATATATTCTGCATAGTTATAACCTTTAGCAGAAAGAACTGTTTTAATTTTATCGCAATAAGGGCATCCAGTTTTAGTATAAACTGCAAACTTCATTTCACATTCCTCCTAATTGTTTTAATGTATTATCAAGATCTGATTGTATTTCATCAATCAGATCTTGCTTTTCTAATTTATCGTCAACAATATTACTCATAATATCAAGAGCACCAATAAGTGTCTTCTTGTATAGTTCAGAAAATTCAGAAAAATCAGGTTCTTCTATCTTAAATTCTTCTTGTTCCATAATTGATTACTTTTGATCGGGGCAGCAGGGATCGAACCTGCGACCTCTGGTTCCCAAAACCAGCATTCTACCGCTGAACTATGCCCCGTGGCGGAAGGTGGGAGAGTCGAACTCCCAAGGGCTTTAACACCTCAACTGTTTTCAAGACAGGTTCCGTCGCCAATCGGATTGACCTTCCATTTGATTGACCTCCATATTATATAGGAGGTGTTGGGGACTTGTCAATCCCCCCTTTTTTGTAGATTCTTTCTCCTAGTATCCCAGATAATCAATCCCATGATGATTGCCATCAGAAGGTAATCATCTATCAATACCAGAAGAAAGATACCTAGAGCAAACCACATTAGAATACTAAAGTCAGTGCTCCCCATCCAACCAAAGCAGCAATCAACCAACCAAGAACTTTGTAATAAGTTTTGATAGGAGTGCCGAAGTATTGCTGACCGATCAGCAGGCACTTGTGCATCGGTGAGATGATGTACCCAGCATACTCCACACAGAGGAACCATGTCAAGTATCCAGGACCAAATGCCTTGGCAAGCAGCGAGACGATGCCAGCATACTTACCAGAGGAACCCATGGCGAATGATGCCAGGAACCCCACCACAGAGACCGTATAGAGGGCAGCAGTGCCCTGCTCAGCAGTCAATTTCAGGTATTCCATGACTGGTTCTTTGATCTCGCCCATCACAGCAGCAAGGGTGAGAACCAGTGCTGCAAGACCAGCAAACTTCCAGTTGATATAACGACCCCACTTCCAATCATTACAGATGAATGAATAATAAGCAGCAAGACCACCAAACCAAACAGAGAACAGGTAAGGCATATCAGGATCGCCATAGCAAACCAGGAACCACATCGTAGCAACGATAGGAGCCCAACCTTTCAGAAGACGATTCCAACTAAAAGTACGGGTCTCTTGGATAATCTCCACATCAGTTTCCTTTACATAAGCAAAGATAAAAGATCCAGCAAACGCAAGTGTAATGATGAGGGGAACCAAAGTATATCCTAGAAATTGTGTGTAGGATAGACCCAGTGCTGCCATCGGAAGAACCACAGTCTTCTCAAGTGGCGACCACCAGTAATAGTGGTGAGTAGAAAGATAATCTACGATACCAAACTTGGAACGAGATTGTGATTTATCCGAAGCGATGGAGTCCAGAAGGGGTGCCGACATAACGACACGCCCTTCGATGGGTAGAACACCACCAGCTAAAGCAGTAGCAGCAACAACAAGTCTATTTGACTTGAAGATTTTTCGTAGTGCTACGAATACTTCGTTGAGCACTCCGTATTGTTTTACGAGACCACCGACAATCATAATGCCGATGATGTAAGGGAGAAAGAGAAGTTTCTCCCAGATACCCATTGCCAAGTCCATAACTTATCAGAAAGTGAACTTGGTCTGAATCACACCACCCCAGTTAGAAGAGGCGTTTTGGAATGCTTGGTTGTTAGCAACATAGATGATAGCAGGAGTGATGCTAATGTTGTCGCTCACACGATACTTATAGAAGATTTCAAGCAGACCAGCTTTCTCACTGAGACCAGCAGCATTGCCAGGTTGACCATAAGCAACACCAGCAGAGTTGCCCTTAGCAAACACATCGCTCCACTGAAGACCAGCGAACCAAGTGGAAGTGTTGGTAGCATTGTTAGGAGTCGAAGGACCGCTAACAGTGTTCCAGCTATAACCACCACTCACAGAAGGAATGATGCTGGAAGTCTTGGGTTGCCAATAAGCGTTCACAGCATAACCGTTGGACGATTGACCAGCGGCGAGAGTACCGTTAGCACCAAGAACACCATTGTAAGTACGAACACGGGTGCCTTGAGTACCATAACGATAACCAAATGCCACACCCCACTGAGGAGCACGATAACCAATCTGTGCCAGGGTATTGAGAGCACCTTGCTCATTGAACACACCAGTGTCACTGTTGTCGCCTTGTTGGGCAACATAGTTTACACCAGCAACGAATCCACCTTTCTTGCCAGGTTGAACATACTGAGCACCAAAACCAGCACCAGTTGCTTTGTTGTAAACACCAGGAGCACCAGCAGTGGTGAAGAAGTCAAGGATTTCCGAACGGTAAGCGGTAGGAACCCATGCCATTTCAGTGTTACGAACCAGAGCACCAGCAGTAAGAGTTACACCCTTACTGACAGGGAACTGATAGTACAGACGGTCAATGAAAACTGAGTTCTCATAAGCTTCTGCTTTATCCAGTTTCAGGATAGAAGAGGAAGTGCCGAAAGGTTGAGCACTGAAGTTACCAGAACGAAGACGAGTACGAAGCAGGTCTTTGCCAGTAAACGAAGTGTCAAAGTTCAGGCGAAGGTCATAGTTGAAAGCAGTATTTCCAACATTAGCACCATTCGTGGTACGAGCACCAGGAACACCACCAAGAATGAAGTTTGCTTCACCCTTAAGTTTAGTAGTGGTAGAGAATTGAGTTGCTTCCAGTTGACCAACTTTCGCTTCAAGTCCGTCAACACGACCACGAAGAACAGAAAGTTCTGTTTGGAACTCGGCAAGAAGACGCTTAAGTTCGTCAGTAGTTTCGGTTACTCGGTCAAGACAGGCGTTCAGTAGAGCAGCTGCCTCAAAACGAGTCATTGCTTGACCACCTTTGTAGGTGCCGTTAGGATAACCAGCAACACAACCATAACGCTCTACAAGGTTATTGAGTGCCTGATATGCCCAGTCAGTAGGGCGAACATCTGAGAATTGATTGATACTTGTAACTTGCTCAGAAGAAGCATACTTACTCACACCATCAAGATTAATTTCAGCAGCAAGTGCGGGGGTTGCAACAGAGGCAACAGCAGCACCAGCAGCAATCATTGAACGAATCATAGATTTTGATTTCCTAATTTACATTAAAAAAGGAAAGACCGTTTCTTTCCTCAGACTATATATGATACTACATGACCAGTCACTTGTCAAGGCTTTTGACCTCATAGAGATTTGACTTGAAGTATCGAGATGCTTTTTTAATCTTTTTCCAATTTTCTTTTTTACTTTTGTTTGAGTCATGAAGTCCTTGAAGATATTGGAGTTGATCCAATTTCTTTTTGATTCTTCTATCTATTGACGCATTTGCATCTAGTGATTGTTGTTTAAGTTCTTCAATTTGTTCTTCACTAATACTGTCAACAAAAGATTCAATTTCAATTTCACCATTACCTAATCTTTGTTGCATTTCCTCTGGAAGATCTTCTTTATTAATCTTCGGCAAGTTCATAAGATTCGTCCTCTTCTATGTAAGAAGCATCAAAAAATAATCTCCCACTAAAACCATCTCTAGAATTAATGAGATTTGACACTTCAGTTATTTTTATTTGGAAGTTAAAGTGTACTCCATTTCCTATGGTAGCACGCTTTCCATTAATTATCAAGTCTCTATTCCAAGCAGACCAATTACCAATAACTTTATCTAACCATGGTTGTGTTCCATCAGACTGTGCTGCTGGCATTTTTCCATTTAGAATATCATTAACTGCCCAACCAGTTCCACGAGCCCAAGGTGGAACACCTTCCAATCTAACTTCAGTCCTCCAAGTAGAACCAGTTTTTATTGGAACCCATCTCAAAGAAATCTGAAGTGATCTTGGATCTACTGGATCTACTCTAGTTATATTTGGAATATTATTTGCTGGTTCAATATCTCCTAAGGTTTTACCCCAGTAATATTGATAAACAAAACTTGTACCACTAATTTCATCGGACCATATTCCTTGTCCCATTCCAGGAATAGAAACAGTTGTCGAAACTCCTTTAGCATTTTGTAGTGGATACTCAACACCATTAAAGATTAAACTATAGCGAAGTGGTCTCATACCACCCCATCCACCTCCACCAGTTCTAACCGAAGCATCTGGAATTGTAGGAGTTTGCCATCCTGCAATAAAACCAGAAGGTGCTTGCCTGAAAGAATTAAGAGTTACTGAAGGGTGATCTAAAACCCAAGATCTACCAGCAGATCCACCTTGACCTGTTGAATCTTCATTAGAACAACTACCACCAGTGAATCCCATTTCAACTGAAGTTAATCCAGCTGGACCTCCATTTCCACCTCCACCACCAGAACCACCACCATCGCCAAATGGACGATTGTGACCATCTTCGCCATAATAAGTTCTAGTTGTCCAGAGAACACTAGAATCTGGTTTGCGTATTCTTACAGCAATTCCTGCAGGATTTTGATTCCAACTATCACCATCATCCTGATTGTTATAAAAAACAAATTTTAGAACATATCTACCAGCAGAAGGTATATTATATGTAAAATTGACTGGTGGATTTTGACTGAAGTTAGTTGTAAATCCAACTAAAGTAAATGAATCTAATGTGGACGGTGGTGTTGATGGTGGCACTCCACTATCTTCAGCACCAGACCAACTTGGAATACCACTTGTTCCACCATTAAAGATTTCAGTATATGGATCAGTGATAAATTGATTTGGAGTTACTGGAGTATACGGAGAGATATATACTGCCAAAGCATTATCTGCAGCAACATCAAAAGTATATGTGCCAGATACAGGAAACTCAAGATTCAATCTTGCATCAAAAACTTCACCCAATCTAGGTTCCTGCCCAAAACTTGGCCAGACCACATACTGTTTCATAAAGTCAGACCAAGTTGGGTGTGTATCCACGATCTGCATTGGGAGACTTAATATTTTTGGATACCTGGATACTTCTAATGCTGCTGGAGTTACCCAATTTGCATATGGTTTCCCTGGAGCAGATGGATTAAACCCCCAGCATCCTTGCCCAGAACCTCCTCCACCGCCTGCTACAGATGCAACAAGTCTTCCGTTGATGTATAGATCTGTAGCACCTCCTCCGCTTCCACCGCCACCAGATAGACCTCTAGGACCAGGATGACCACCTCTCCCACCACGATTAAAAACATGCCTAGTCATTAAGGAATCATTAATATGATTGGATCCACCCTTACCACCTTGCCCTAGAACTGCAGTTATTACATTTATTCTAGTTGGATCTAATAAAATTTCCAACTTCATCTCAGAACCAGTACCACCACAATTATTGGCACTCCTAGTTGTACTGAATGTTTGTCCTTGATCAGAACCACCAGCACCTCCTCCAGCACCATACATTGATACTGTTACTTTATCTGTAGTATTTGGAAGAACATATTCATATACTCCCCAACTTCCAAAGTCTTCTAATATTCCACAATATAAAGAACTTCTATAAGTATTATTCCTTCTCTTCCTACCTAGTGGATCAACCATTGAATTTCCAAGATCATCGGGAAGAAAATCTGGATAGCAAACAGTAGATCCTGGTGCTATCTCATAGCACCTAATTCCTGGAACTTTTGGTAATGGCCACTCTGGAGGAAGATTATCTGGAGCTGGATCAGTACCCAACTTGTCTGGTTCATCATCACCATCTGGAGTTCCTTCTGCGCCATCAGGACATAATAAAATAGAGTCCTTACTTAAATCTCCAGATGAGGAAAATAATTCTGCATTTTTATCACAAACTGGACCTAAATTAGTCGAAGATGTGAAGTTAGATAA